GCAAAACAAGTGCACCCAAAACCCCAAAGGGTTTGGGGTGCTAACAGTTCGACCACAAAACACACGGGGAGAAAAATGCGAATAGAACAAACAGAAACAGGTACACGAATTTACGTAAGACAGTCATGGCTCGGTGATGCACTTATGTGTCCAGAACGGGCAAGACTCATTGCATTACATCCTGAATCACGCAAAGAAAACGATTCAGCAATGATGGGTACTGCTGTTCATGCCGGCATCGAAGCAGTTCTTCGTGGTGAAATTAGCCCCATAAACATTGAAGATTTTGCAGTTTCTGCATTCCGTGTTGCAGAAACACAACTACTCATTCAAGCAAAACAAATCAACATCACTAACACAGACCCAAGAAATTGGGACAAACACATCGCATCAATGGCTAAAGCATGGGTCAAAGACATAATGCCATCAGTTCCAGAAGGCGGTGACTGTGAATGGAAATTCTCAGCAAAAGTCGCAGATGTGGTCGACGGAATCTTCCCTTACGAATTATGGTTTGAGGGAACCATGGACTACTTCCATCCTCAAAGTATTTGGGACTGGAAAACTGCAGCCCGCAAGTATTACCAAGCAGAAAAACAAAATCAAAACATTCAGTCTGCTGTTTATGCAAAAGCAGCAACCTCACTGGGGTTGATGGATTATGACGTCACATTCAATTTTGGCGTCATGATTCGCAATGCATCAAGTACTGGTCAAATCGTGCCAGTCGTCAGAACAGCACAACATGGTGAATGGATTGTTGAACAAACAAAAACTTTGGTCAACAACCTGCTCATCATAAACAACAGCCAGCCATCAACTAGATGGTTGGCAAACGACCAACACTTTCTCTGCTCGCAGAGATGGTGTCCAGTATGGTCAAAATGCAAAGGCTCGTACATCACGAGCGAAACAGACAATGCCGAGGAGGCATAACCATGGATAAAGACAGAGCAATAATCACCCAAGTCTGTGCGAAAATCGCATCAGACCTAACAAGCAAAGACAACGGAGTTGACGAGCGGATTGGTGAATTCACCACAATCTTCTCAACAATTACCGAAATCATCATGGAACAAATCTATGGTGGAGAAGCAACACAGATGCAGAACGACAACATCATTCAATTGGCAAAAGACACTTTCAACGCAGAACAAGTAGCAACGCCAATGAGTTCAATGCAAAGTTCTAGCGATACTGTCACAGTCAAAGGCAAGCAACATGGACCACTACCAGACTGGCTCATCAAAGCTTGCAAGCGTGACGGTGTAACAACTGTCTACGACAATCGTGACGGTTTGGCTGCAAATCCAAAGCGTCCATCCTTCAAGGCAGTTGATGCCGAGAAGGCTTACTGGCCACCACGAGGCAAGTAATGCGGTTATCAGCAGAAGAAATATCTGCTGGCTGGGATAACGTGGGGAAGCCGAATCCGACGGCTTCCCCACAATCCGAGTACAGAATGTACACACCACTTTCAGATGCGGCAGATTCTTTCATCAGATGGGCACAGTCCCCACAAGAAAGAATCCATTTAGGAATTCCTCGGATTGATGACGAACTACGGGGCATCGCACCCGGTGAAATTTGCATGATGCTTGGCTTCGCTCATGGCGGTAAAACTTTAGTTCTACTAAACACGCTACGTAAAAACATGGACAAACATATTGTCATGTTCATCCCTGATGAACCCAAGCAGTTAGTCCTGCTAAAACTCACATGCATCTTGCATCGCATTGATGCTCGTGAACTAGAAGCAAGAGTTGCCTCAAATGACGAACAAGCAATCAGACTCATGCGTCAAACAGCAGAAGAATACTTTCCAAACCTAGCCGTCTTTGACCAGCCACTCAATGCGTCAGACATGGAACGTGCATACGACGAAGTATGCGATGTATGGGGTCAAGCCCCAGAACTTGTTGTGGTCGACTATCTAGACCTTCTGGAAGCAGGCGAGACAGTCCCAGACAAAGCAACATTCCTCAAAGGCTTTGGTCGTCGTCATGACATACCATTGCTCGTCTTGCACCAAGCGTCAAGAAACGCTGGTGCAGACGGAGCCAAACTCACCATGTCTTCAGGTGCTTACGGTGGCGAACAGCAAGCCACCAGCATCATTGGTGTTCGGCGCAAGAAGTACCAGATTGCAGCAGAACTTCATGAACTCATCGAGAAAAACGACAGGTCTCATTCGGAACGGACTCAAGACAGAATTGATTACCTCAGGCATGAGGCAATGATTCATGAACACACTCTCAGTGTCTCGTTGCTCAAGAACAAGCGACCTGCTGGTCAGCTTGTTGACGACATTGACTTTGAACTTGATTCGGCCACAGGTCGATTGACTTATTTGGATGGCAAATTGCCAGTGCAATATCAGCAGAGAGGGTTGTATGAATGATGCAATAGAAACATTCATGTCACTTTTTGCTGGACGCTCTGATGCATACGGTTCGTGGGAAGGTGGATGCGTACGCTCAGATGTTCGTTACGAAACATTCGCTAGACACTTATATGGCGAAGAACTCATCGGCATATATCCACTTACAGCCGGCAATACGGTCAAATGGGGTTGCACCGACATTGACATTGACGACCTAGATGCTGCACGAAATCTGCAATTAGCCTTCAGTATGAAAAGCATTCCAGCATTCGTAGAGAAAACTCGGAAGGGTTATCACATCTGGGTATTCGCTACAGACTGGGTTCCTGCAATAACCATGCGCAGAGCATTCCTTGCAGCGCATGAAGCAATCGGTTATCCAGCAAAAGAAGTAAATCCAAAGCAAGAAGAATCAACGGGACTTGGCAACTATGTGCGCTTGCCATACCCAGACGGTTTCAATGGCATGCCAGAAAACAGGTACATGCTGTTCAAGGGCAATGACTCACCAATGTCACTAAAACAATTCTTGGATTCAGCCAAAGAATCAAGAGTCAGCCCCAACCTGCTAGACCCTCTAGCCAGAATGCATCGTCCAAAGCAACGTGCAGTCTTAGACCTACCACTATCAACATCAGTTGCAGAAGCGCTCAATTATGCCAATGGCTATATTGAGCGCATTTGGCGTGAAGGACCACTACCAAACTCGGACAGGTCAAGCACTCTCATTCGCATGTGCCACTTCATGCGTGAATTCGAAGTGCCAATCAATTACGCATACATCATCCTTGTGGACGCAGACAAGCGATGGGGTAAGTTCCATGAACGCCCAGATGCCGTGGTACATTTGACAAAGATTATTGAAGACGCTTATGGCAAAGCAATGACGGGAGACCAATGAAGTATTCACAAGTATTCAACATCAGACCTAAATCAAAAGGCAGACCACGCATGACCCGTAAAGGTCGTGCGTTTACGCCAAAAGAAACCGTAGAGTACGAGCGTTCAGTCGCTAACGCTTATGTCGGCCCAATGTTCGCAGAAGGTCTAATAAGTATGAAGCTTCGCTTCACAAAAGAAGGAACAGAGTTGTTCATGGAACAAGTCGAGTTAGACCCGGATGCGCCAGTTACTAAAGGCAGACTGACTGGCGACATTGACAACTATGCAAAGTCTGTGCTTGATGCACTCAATGGTGTAGCGTACACAGACGACAAACAAATCGTTTGCCTTTACTTGGAGAAAGCATGACACTAGGAATGTACATAATAGGCATTGTGGTAATTGCAGTGATTCTTTTCTCGTGAAAGAATCACGCTGGGATTTCCCAGCAGAACGCCGTTACAACTTTTCTGACGACCTAAAGTTTGGGAAGAAAGGTGAAGAACTCACCCGTGACTTCCTGCAATCTATTGCGGATGGCTCTTTTGAAGTAAAGACAGACCGTTATCGCAACGGTCGGATGGTTGTTGAAACACAACAAAATCCACGTGGCAACGGTTGGAAAGCCAGCGGCTTAGATGTAACAGAAGCCAAATGGTGGGTCTACATCTATTGCCTAGATGGCGCAATGCTTGCAGTCAATGTTGAGCGACTAAAGCGCTACATTGCCACACTGCCTAAAAGCAGAATGAAAACCTTTGCTTGGAATTCAAACAATCCAGCAAAAGGTTTCTTGTTGCTTCCAGAAGAAGTCATGGACATGATGATTAACCCTGAATACGACATGAAGGAATTTGAAGCATAGAAAAGAAGTAGACATGTCCCCCTTTCAGGAACAAAACCTGAGAGCAACGAGGAGACCAGAAACGCCAATGGAGGCGTTGATGAGTGCTGCCGTAGGTGAGCATCCAGTCCAATCAGTATCAGAATTACAACCGCTTAGAGAAGCGGTTGCAGAATGTATCGAGTTACTAAGTGAGCAAGACCAATTCGTAGTCAATGCTGTAAACTCGGAAATGATTTCATTAGAAAAATTAGGTAAACGCTTAGGCGTCTCTAAGCCTCATGCTTGGAGGCTTCGCAATGCTGCATATGACAGATTGCGGGTGCACTTACTAGCGCATCCTATTATTAGAGAGAGGTTATTCTTAGATGATGACGAATCAGGTTACAGTGGGTTTTGATGTTAAGGTCAATATCCAAGAGATTGCTAAAGTTCTTGAAGCGCATTTTGGTAACACAGATGTGGGTCAAGGAATACTCGAAAACGGTTTGCCCTTCGGGTTCATACATGTTGCTAATAAGAAAAGGAAGAAAACAAATGGCTGAAGAAGGAGATTGGATTTACAACATCATTCCTAAAGAACAAGTTGATTCCATGACAGAAAACATGGAAAAAATTGAAGAACGCTCAAAAAATGGTGTAACCATTGTTATGAGCGCAAACAATGAATCAGCAGTAGAAATGTGCCGTACGTGGCAACAAGCTCTACAAGGCAGTTCACTTTCATGGATAAAAATCAGCGCATTTGTATCCGGAATAATTTCAACCATTGAAGAACATCTAGAAGAAGAAGGAATAAACCCTTATGAAAATTAAACAAGTAAAATCGGATTGGTCTCTCGTATGCATTCACTGGCGTGATGCATTTGATGGTGAAAACGGCTGGACAGACTTAGAAAAATATGAACCAGTTGAGCTAACAGTTGTTACTGTCGGATATCTAATCCCAGACATGCTTGATGGTTACGTCACGGTTGTCAATTCATACTTCCCTGATGAAGTAGATAATCCAAAAACAGCCGGCATGGCCGTCCACATCCCATTGGGGATGGTTATTCAGGTAATTGTTTTAGAACAACCTACTGTCGGATTGGCCTCTAAGGAAGACGAAGATTCTGAAAAGCCTCGCTCATCTTCTTCGGGTCATCAGCCATTGCAGGTGAAATTTCAAGGTGTATCCAGTCACCTGAGCCTCCCCCGCTCATAGTGTGCTTTTTGTAATTAGACCAACCACCACGGTCACATTTCCAGCCTCTACCATGAGGCTTAACAATATAATCAAAAGCTGCTTCCAAACCTAGAGCATCAGCATTCGCAACAAGAATCTTCAAGATTCTCATTGCTTCCATTCTGCCATTCTTTACGCCTTTGGTATTGCTTGCGTCTTTTACGTCCACAATGTGGCGATAACTCAAATCGACCGCCCTACCTGTTGCATGAACGCTAAGGGATTCTTTGTCACGCATATTTCTTACGCCAAAGTCCCCGTTATTCCAAAGAGCACCATTGCTAAGTTTTATTACTTCTCTAATGAATACTTTCATGCCGGGACGTAGCCCTTTAGCTACGCCATCGGTATTGCCTGTGTACTTGCGCTTTGTCATGTTAGTTGTACTTTCTAATTGGTGAACCCATATAACCCAACCAAGCGTTCAACTTGGACATTGGATTGTCGTTAGTAATCAATTTGTCAAACTGTTGCGCAGGTGGTGCAATGCTTGTCAAAGCATTCAACAACCTATCATCCACACCCTCAAACTTTTTACCAGTGTAAGAGTCACGCCCTGTTATCTGTTCAAACGGAACAACAAACAGAGGATTCATCTTCGGTATCATTTTCATCGGATTGGTCAAATCTGTAAGTTCTTTCTGAACTCGTGTGAATCCAAAGTCTGGCATCATATACAGACCATCTCCGAATGGTAATTTGAATCCACCCATCTCTTCTACAAATGGTGGGTTCGGTTGCTCTCTGTCAGAAATGTTGTTTTTAATGTTGTAATAAATGTGATAAGGACGTGGGTTCAACCACATGTTCGTTATCTGAGTGTGCAAGTTGCGTGAGTAGAACAACCAAAACGGAATGAATTGTTTCATTACCTTATCGAGCGTACTCAGGTCTTCGTAGTCAAAATAGAATCGCTTCACTCGTGCAGCTGCCATGAATTGGTCGTTGCCTTTCATTGCAGAATCAAATGCCAACACAAATCGACTGTAGTTATCTGACTGCTGTCCTAGTGCATAGTTCTTTCTAATCAGCCACCAGTCCATTACACGACTGCCCGATGCTTCTTTCATGACTTCGCTGTAGATACCACCACCAGAACCGATAGAACCGTTTCTCGCAGTCTTCATTACTTCTTGCATCGGCTCATCCAAAGACAGAATAAATTCGTTCCATGACTTGCCTTCTTTAGATGCCTTCATCCACCTGTAATACATCCGTGTTCCAAGTGTTGCATTATCCATTTCAACACCAGCCAATGCAAACTGCACAGCGTTAGCAAGTCCGTTTCGAACGTGGAAACCCGGTGACAATACAGCAAATGCTTTGAATAACTTTGTATACGGCCCAATGAAGTAAGCCATCTTACGAACAAACTCTGGGTCTTCAAATCGTGCTGCATTATCCAGCATCTCAATCATCTCTGGAGAACCATACAAGTCTGGGAAGTTCTTGCTAATCGAATCCCATCCAGTACGGATGGCTTTGCCGGCATCAACAACTGCATCGGTTGGTACACCATCAACAATCAATCCAGTTGACAACTGCACTCTGCCATCAGGCAAAAGTCTTCCACCACCGTCAATCATCTTTTGTACACCATCAAGCATAAGTCTGTCATGCTGTGCAGACTTCAAATTAGCAACAGCAAGATGCACTTCTGCTTCAGATGCAATCTGAGCACGAAGTATCGCATCCATCTGGTCAAACTCTCCGTTGACCTTTGCGCCAAGCAAAGACAATACGGAGTTCGCATACTCCAAGAACCTCTTGGCTTCTTGATGTTTTGTGTATTCAAGTGAAATGCCATCCGAGTAATCAAATGTTGATTGCTTGCCACGTCCAGCACGAACATCAATCTCTGTACCATCAATCAATCTCTGCAAAACCTCGATGCGGTTCTGCAGATATTTCACTTGGTCTTCGTCAACCCCATCCGCAGCAGCCTGTGCCACATCGTACTTAGCCTGCAACTTATCGGCCACAGCACGAGCATTAGAAGCCTCCTTGCCAATTCGCTCCACATCTGTGGTCGAACCTTTACCAAGTGCTTCAAGTTGTGCTTGCAGTTTAGCTGCGGCGTCCATCGGGACGTCCGTAGCAACAGGTGCTACGTCTTTCGGAACGGCAACCATTTCCGTATCAGAAAACTTCTTCCAATTTACTGCAGAATGCAAATCATCCAGTTCGGCCAACTCATTAAGTTGATAATCAAAATCTGGTTCAGAAAGCCTTGCTGTGTAATACTCAATATCTTCTGGCTTCAAGGTCAAACTACGGTTATATTTACCATTTCTTGGCTTCAAAGAACTATCAATAAAACTGTTAACAGCCTTAAGCATCTTTTCTGCCTGAGATTGACCACGACCAGTAACTGCAGTAACAGCATTTTCTAAATCTGGAGTCAAATTACCCTCAGATTTATATGCAGCTGTTTCCAACAGTCGCTTCAAACGCTCAACATGCTTCTTATTTGCAAGAACAAGTTTCTCTTCCCTAACAACCCTCTTGACAAATTCAATTGCACTTTCAAAATCATCAATAGGAAGTGAACTATAAGTCCACTTTGTCTTAGGTCTAGAGCCGGCAGGCGTAACAACAAATCCTTCTCGTTTTGCAATTTCTGCTTTACGCAGACGAACCAATGCTCGCTTGCTCTTACCTGTAGTCCAAGGAGTATTCAGGTTATTCTCAATCATCGATTCAAGAATGCCAATTTCCTTTTCAAGCTGTTGAGTTGATTTCTCAATGTTTGAACCACTCAGGAATGAATCGACAACCTTTGCTGTTTCCCTGTTGGTGATAATCAAAGTCTCATCAGCACCAGATAAACCAGTTATAGGCAATGCTTCGTAATCTGCAACCTCTTTGCCTACACCCTCACGACCCAAAAAGGTTCGTGATTCAACTTCATTAACTCCACCAGACTTCCACTTCTTCTCACTAGGCTTCAATGATTCATTCATAAGCGTTTCAATGGTGTCGTCTGCTTCACCAGCCACTTCATCTACATCTTGAACAATTGGTTTGATTCGCTTTTCAACAACACGTTGAATGTCACCTGATACTTCTTCTACAAAAGCAATTCTAGATTCTGGCTTTTGAATAGTTTTTTCCATCTTACGCATTGTCGAAATAAACTTGTTGAAAGAATGCTGCAACAAATTCTTTCTCTGAGCCGTAAATGCAGGAACATCTACTGCAACTTCATCTGTTGCATTCCTTACAAAAGTAATAGCATTAGATGCAGCATCAAGCTGTCTGACTTCATCAGCAGCATTCGCTGCAAAAGCCTTAGCAAATTTCCTTTGCTCATAAGTCCTGTATTCCTGCAACCATGAATAATGTTCAGACTTTTTCCAATTCAAAAGAATCTGTTTACGGCGATAAGCAACAACCTTATTATGCTTTACTACTGCATCAGTATCCCTAAAGTTAGTCAAAACATAGTCAACAAAGTCGTCAATCAATTTGTCATCACTTACTTGTCCGCCACGTTGTGCACGTAAGGCTTTCAAGAAAGCATCAAACTTAGGACTACCAGTTTCAATTGCGCCACCATGAACAATTCTGTCCCATTCAGCATCTGTGAATGTAACACCACCGGGCATATTTTCCGCCCGCATCTTGCTCAAATCAACATGCACAAGACTGTGTGCACGGTTTGCATTGTTCTCCGTTGCTCTTGCAATCGGCATCTGGTCGCTGTTGCGATAATTTGCAATTATCACATCAAGCTCCTGAGATGTGGGCGAAATCAATTCACCAGTTCTGGCATCAACAACCTTTCCGCCCTCGTCTAAAGAACGAGGTGCGGCAAGAATACTTTCGTCCACAGAAGAGTCAACACTTCCCGGCCCAACCCTAAAGTAATCCTCTGGGTTATTCAAAACATAAGTTGACTGTTTGCGCATACGCACAAGACGCAACATTTCATCAGACATTGCATCAATACTCGAATTGAACTCACTGAAGAAAATTGTCTTCGTAGAATCCAATTCCCTGAGCATTGCATCCTCAACAATGCTTTTTATCACAAATTTCTGTTCTTTATAAATTTTACTTTCAGGACTATAGTTGTTAAGAATAAAACGAGTTCTATCAAGCTGTGTTGCCATCTCGTCAATAAAACTGTTCCAGTTATCTTCAATCGCTCTTGCGGCGATTGGGTCTTGGCTAAGTCGTGCAGCATCACCAATCTGTTTTGCTATTTCGTACATCTCTGTAACTAAATCATCAAACAAAATACTGCTGTCATTAGCAACATTGTTTGAAATATTGAACAACTCACCAGACTCAATAAACTTGAATGCCTTTTCAAATCTCTCGGATATAAAGTCCCAGCGTGACTGCAATTCACCAGCATTTTTTATGCTGTTTCTTGCATTCGTGATAAACTCAATACGGCTATCAACGTAAGCAAGAACTTGCTTGTTTTCTTCCACAGCCTTGAGCCATTGTGCTCTTTGGCTATCAGACAAAGTTTTTAGGAAGTCTGCTTTCTTCTTTGCCAAAGTCCTTTCAGCAACCTTTTTGGTTGCCTCAGGAATTGGTTTTCCATCAATATATTTACCTTCCCTAACATTAAAACCGTGTAGTTCCATCATGTCTGCAAATATCTGACGCTGACGTTCAATCAAACGATGAGTCCCCAATGGACCAGTACCACCATCTCTGCCAAATTTTGCAGAAGTCAAATAATCAAACCTGCGTTGGTCTCCGTTTCGCAAAGCTTTAAGGGCGTAATCTCTTGCTTCTCGTTGTACAATTTCGTCCACAACATCGTCGCCAATTTGAATCCCAAATGGCGCATACATTTCCTGCCACTTATAAATAGTCGATAATGCTCTTTGCTGAATTAGCAAATCTTCAAAAGGGGCTACATCTCCTGCCCTAAGTGATTTTATCGCTGATTTCCACTGGTTGAATGTTCCATTTGGATTTGTCGTATCAACAATTCCAAAATCGTATGGATTCTTTCGCCTGCGCTCTGCAATTTTGAAATTAGTTTTTGCATCATCCAAAAAACCACGAACTAATTCTTCTCCTCCACCAGCAAGTTTTTCATTCTCAACGATGAGAGCCTGTAACCAACGAGCAACATGATGCCCTTTGCCGCCTGTCATAATTTCTTTACTAAAAACTTCCAACTGGTCAATATCCATTTGAGCAACATCATCAAGGAATGAGTTAATATCATCAATTGTCAAACGTTTAACACCATCAATTGCTGATTGCGTCCAACCACCATACTCTGGGTCTCTAAATTGGTATGGATTATCTGGACCCCAACCCCTAGTCCAAATACGAGCACTTGTGTTTTCATCTGGTTGACCAAGCTCATTTATAATCTTTGCAAATATGTCGTACTGCTGTGCAGCACCATACTGACCAACATTATTCAACCCCGGAAACACATCGGATACAAGTGATGAAAACTCAACGTCACGTGATAGAACACTCAGTTCTTCTGCATACTTTCCGTATGCTTCAAAAAGTTCAACAAACTTTGCCATTTTGGCTTCACCTTCACGCCAAGAAAGACGTGAAGTGTCTAATTCTTTAACAAGTGATTTGAGTTTTTCAAAACTTTCAGATAACTTAACACTTCTTATTCCCTCAAAAAATAAGTTAAAACCACTTACACCATCACGGTTTTCAAGTTGCGAACCAATCTCGGTAAGAATCCTTTGGTACTCACCCTCCAGACCCTCTGCAACAGCAATCTGTTCATTCAAAGCTTTCAACAAATTGTCAAGTTCTGTGGCCGACATTGTGCCCTCACGCATTGCAATCAATGCAGTGTCCAATGAACCATGCTTTGCAATAAGTTCATTTCTCACACTCGTAAGCGAGTTGTCCAAAAACAACGAGTGTTTACGGATTGCAGTTTCAAGAGCCCTAAACATTTGGTTAGGACGCTTTTTCATTATCTCATCTGCATACGTTGGCGAAATCTTCATCAAAGTTTCGCCAAAGTTAATGTAATCTGGATAATGCTTAGTCAGATATTCAAGAGTGTCATACCAACTCATTTGGTCTGAGTATTGCTGTAAATACTCTGCAAGAACCTTTGTCGTATCTGTTTCAAATATGTCAAAGTTAACCCTGCCACTAGCACGAGCTATTGCATTCAATGAGTCAATGTCCATGTTTGCACCGGGACCAGACTTAATCATTGTGACACCAAACCACTTATCGCCCTCTTTGAGTTGGCGCTCATTGAACACCGTTCTACGGTCTGACTTTGGAATCTGATTTCTTGCAAGCGGTTCCATCGCATCGTCGCCATACAACATGGCGTCGAATGCGTCATTACCTTTCAACAATCTGTCTTGCTTTGCTGCCTCTGTTTCAATGTGTGGGAAATATCCTTCGTTGTATGGAACTGGAGTTCCTCCAACTTGCTGCGAACGTTTGGTCGCTCTCGCATGCAAATAATCCATAAAGTTTCTTATCTTTTGTGCGACCACAGCATTGGGGTCTCCAGCAACAATTTTTGCCTGCAACTCATCGTTGGTTACTTGGTCTAAATACCTGTAACCATTTTCAACTTCTGCAAACTCGTCAGCAATTGGAGCCATCTTTCCACTCTCTGAATCAAGGTGCACCACACGACGCAAACGACCAATGTCGTGTGCCTCCATAACCATCATTGCCTTATTGATTTCATCTGCGCTAAGCAAAGAACCATCAGCCAAATTGACTCTGGCTTCTTTCAAGGTATTACGAATTACATCTTCGCCAGTTTTGTCGTCAATACCTTTTGTGCCAAAACGCATAATGCGACCAACACCACCACCAGTTGTTGCTGTTCGTATCGCCTTGCCAGCTTTTGTGGTCGACAAGAACAAACGCATTTCAGTTATTGCGTCCTCGCTCAAACGACCAATCGTTGTTGTTCCCGGAACTTTCAGTCGACTACCAAAGTAATAAATACCCGGTCCCCGAACGCCGATGGATTGTGCAAATCCTTCGGGAACGTTCGGGTGCTTGAAGAACACACGTTTACCATCAGAATGAACCTTGCCAGCAATTTCTGTAATCACATCATCAGTTAAATGCTTGTAACCCTCTTCACCTGCATCTCTAAGCGCAGTAAGACGTTTCTTTGTAAAACGTCCTAATGCTGCACGACCATCTCGTCCAATAACATTCTTTCCAAGAACACTACGAGCTCTGACCAAGACGTCACCATTCTCAAGAACTTCCTTGATAACCATCTTTTTTACAGCACCCTCTGCTGCCTCTTTGGCTAACATTTCTGCAAATTCTTTTGCCGTAAATTTGATAACACCCTTAACAGGAATTGCACCACCAAGTGTTGCCCAGTTAACTGGGTCGAATAACAAGTCACCAATCAAACCAGTTGCACGACCAGCCCAACGTCCAAGCATTGTCTTGTTGCTAATTGGGAATGCTCGACCATAACCAAAACCTTTATCCAAAGTTTGTCGTTTCCAGTCAGAAAAAGATGCTTTTGTTTCTGGCTTCATGTCCCATGTGTCAGCAAACTCACGTGCTCCAGAAATGGTTGCTCGTTTAGCAATATCAAGAATGTCAACAGCACCAGCAAGTACACCGGCAATACCCTTAGGATTCTTGAACTGGTCCATAATGTCACTCAGTTCACCAGTGGCATAATATGGTTTAGCCTCAGGCTGAGGCAAAACAGTACCCGGTTTTCTATATGGATTATTATCCAACTGATTCAACAGATTTTGAACTTGTGTAGAATCACGTTTTACAATTGGTGCAACCTTCGATTTAACAGGTTTAGCAGTTTTAGACTGCGTAACCTGTTTTAGAATGTTTAGAACATCGTCGTCAGATGCCACGTTTCAACGCAGCCTTAAGGGTAGCGGCTTGAATTAGCGCATCCTTTAGTGGTGAACCACCACGTGCTTCTAGTTCTTTAATCATTGCATCACCAACCTTTTCGGCTTTAGACACTTTGCTAGAAGCACTCTGTGGCTTCCTAGCAACCATTGACGCCAAGTACTTGGCGTAGTCTTCACGCATCTTGCTTGCACCTTCATCAAGAATAGGTGTTCCACCCATCTGTTCAAGTGCCCTCTGAGCCCTGTCTTTCTTTTGTCCAGCTTCGCTGACAAAAGGATTCAAAAACCTAACAGTCTTGCCCAATCCAGATTTGATTGAATCAAATACAGAGTCATCTTTTTCTTTCAAAAATTGACGTGCAGCATTCTCATCCTGAATCTTCATCAACATCTTCAACTTTTCTTTAGGGTCAGTCACCATTTTTGGACCGTACATTGACTGAATCTCAGCCAACTTACCCTGTTCCCATTTATCTGCTTCGTCAAAACCTTCCATAATTTTGTCGAACGTCTTAGGTGAATACTTGTACATGTCTTCAAGCGTGTACTTAGCGTCTGCACGTGGAAGTCCCTGCTTCTCAAACGGGTCTTGTTCCAACGACTGTTCCATAATCTTGGACTTGACCAACTGCTGTTCAGCAGCAATGCTGTCCAAGAACTTATTCCAGACACCCGGCTTAACCTTCTTTGGAACTTCGTCATACAGGTTCCAAGGGGCTTCACCAGCACGTATACGGGCTGCTGCAGCCGTATATGGGTCATCAGGGTTACCTGATGCCGCCAACAGGGTATTAGGTGCATAACGCTCCCACAGTTGATTCTCATCAAATGTGGGCTTTGGCTGATAAGTTCCCATCAGGAACGACATAACAGGGTCCATAGTTGCACTGGAGAAATCTGACGATTTCCCAGCAATCATTGCCTGAATCAAAGCCATTGTCTGCGGGTCCATACCTTATACGCCTTTCGTTACTAGAAAGCTTTAGCCAAGGCTGGGAACTTCTTCTTCAGTTCGGCCACAGACGCTTTCGGGTTTTTAGCAATATAAGCAGGGGCAAACTGCTTCACAGCCTCTTTGAACGAGCCAGCCTCAGAAGCCAGTCTCGCAATCTGGTCAGCCTTGCTTTCAGAACCAGCCTCAGGTGCTTTATCGCCAATCGACTCAAGCAACTGTTCCTGCAAGGTTTGACCCTTGGTTGTCTTTGCCTGTTCCAACTCAAAACGCTGTTGATTGATTTGCCTAATTAGGTCATCAAGCTGACTCTGTTTTTGCTTGGCAGCCGCAGACTGATAAGCACCACGACCAGCAAGTAATTGCTGATTTGCAAAATTTCGAGCCATTGCTGCTTCATTAACCATTGACTTCTGATTTGCATCAGATGCTTTTCTCAATACGTCATACAACGTATTAAAACCAGCCGCACCTTGTGCGTTGTACTGATTTTCAAGTGCAACCTGTTGTGCAATTTCTGGCGTACTTATACCGTACGGTGAATACTGACCAGTAACATCCCCAACTGTGGGCGCAACAAATGATGCATTTGCATACGGATTGGTGTATTGACCAAGTGATTGCGTCAATGCATCATAACCCTGACCAGTCATTTGCGATGCTTGGTCATAACCAGCAAGAATATCTGCAAGTGCAGTTTGATAGTTTGCATCAATCTGACCCTGACCAGTTTGTTGCATTGTATCCAACTGTGAACCAAGTTGAGTGTATGGATTAGCCCATGCGTTTGAATCGTAGTAATTCTGCAATGCTGCATACTTTGCTTGCTGTTGCTTCTGCGCTTGAGCGGCAGAAGCAAGTTCATTCTGGTACTTCAACCAGTTCAAAGCGTTAGAACTGGTACGTGGGTCATTTGACCCACCACCACTCATACCGCCAGCCCATGCGTTTGGATTCTCGATAACAATAGGTTGGTCTGTACCAGCATTTGGGTCTGTGTAATGCTTCAATGCATACGCATCACGTTCCGCCTGTGTTGCACCACCAGAATAAAATGGGTCTTTGTTAACAAGAGTAGTTCCCCATAGTTCGCCAGCCCGTTCACGACGGTCTGCGCCAGAACCATACTGACTGAGTGATGTATCTGGATTGAAAATCTGTGTCGGCCACATTGACACATTCGGTGTTGTTGCAACAACTTTACCTTGCTGGTTTGTTCCTCTATCTGCAGCCATCTTACGCTCCCATTCTCATCTGCCATATAGCCATGGCATCTTGGTTAATTTGATTGGCTTTCTCTCTTTCAATGTCAGCCAAATCTTGTTGGTATTGAGTACCACGTTGTGTGGTTTGCAAACCATATTGCTGATTTGTTTCATCCAAGCCACGTTGGTAATCAGCTGTATCCCTAACTTGTTTTTTACCAAAATCAATCATTGCTCTGCGAAATGCACCAGATTGAACCTGTGGACTCCTAAGTCCACGACGACCAAAACTAGAAACAATTTGTCGACGTTGTGGTTCAAATGATTCAGTCAAATCACGAAGTCCTCTAGCACCACGTTGATTAGATACAAAGTTTGCATAGTCAGATACACCTTGTTGTGCGGTGTAGTTATTCAACAAAGCACGACGCTGTGCTTCATACGTAGCTGGGTTATACGCCATAGTATTTTTCCTTCTTCTTAGGTGCTTGCGCATTGTTTTCCATAGAATCAATGCGCTTATTTAGCTTTTCTATTTCAAGAACCAAAGACATAACAATTTGACGAATGACCGTAGCGTCAGTTGACCGTAACGCAGTTAGACCGGGAACAAGTATCTCCATTAGCCAGTTATCTTTCTAGGATTGAACTTGTATGCAATACTGTCAATACCCCAAGACAATCCATTAGGGCCAGTAAATAACAACTGGACAGAACGTGCCAAACCAAGATTCGAACCTCTCATGAGTTGTGCGCCTTCAGCCACAACTCCCCAAGTGTCTTGACCCCACTGTCCAGAACCCCATTTCATTCCACGGCCAGATGCTGGCAATGTTAAGTTAAAACTTTTTCTTTCATTACCTAATGCTTCTTCAAAGTTGTGATAAACCTTAATGTTGATAACTCTCGATGTGTCTGCTTGTTTCACAACAATGTCTGGTCTGCGAAACATTTTCTTTTGTGAATACGAACGACCATCAACCCAACCAGTTCGATAATAACTAGAAAAACTTTGTTGGCTTTCACCAATCAAATCTTTTTCTTCATCATAAACATCAACCTTTAATACTCGTGGCAGTGTTGGGTGAATCATGTATGAAGCAGCAACCCCTCCTGTGGGCGTAAAATTGACTCCACCAATTGGTCCATAACCATCAGCTGTCTGATGTGCCACCCAACTTCCGTTACGGATTGTTGGGTCATAAACAAACGAAATAGTCGGCTCTGTAACAGCAGTTGTTTTTGAATATGGTAAAGAAACCCAAACACGACGACCAATATAAGAAATACTAATTGCTGAATCAGCAGCATCATTTATGTATCCCAATGGATAAATTGGTTTAATATTCTCAAACAAATCAACCAAACTTGTTCCATTGTAGTAATACAAACCGTTTGGATGAGAGTAAAAATACACTCCAGTTTCAGATGATGCAATCCAGTCATGTGAAGAACAACCCAATGTTGAAGTTAACTGCACGACTTGAAAGTCTGCAGTTTCATAACCATAAACAATATAAATTGCATTTGGTTTGAATACAACTAACTGTCCGGCCACAATTGCAAGACCAGTTATTCCTTCTCCGCCACCTTCAAAATCAATTGAGTCATCTTGAAACCAGTCCTCTGGTAATGACTCATGCGACCAACGTAATCTGTTCGGAAATGCAACACCATTTTCAGTGGTATTTGCAACAAACAATTTGTTTGCATGAACAATTATATGTTGTGCAGTTGGAATTTTTCCACCAACAGGAGAACCATAAGCCTGCCAATCATGCGGATTTGTTCCAGAAGCTGTCAATGCAGTTGCATAAGTTGAACCAGTTGTCCACTTATAACCACCGTTACCAGCGGTCCCCATAACCATGTATAGCGTGTTACCCCATTGGGCAAAACACGCACCATGTTCTTGTTGTGGAACAATAGGAAGACCAGCACCATATTCAAGAACTGTAAAGTTTCCACCAGTTGACTTAAACACTCTGTTATTAGTTGTCAACATCAAATTAGGTGTAGTCCCATTAAAAGCGTAAAGCTTTTGCGGGTTCCATGTGGTCGCATAAGGTATTGCTGTTGAATTAATCTCACGCATTGCACCACGAGTAAACAAACCACCTCGTGGGTCAATCTCCACGTTCAACATGTCTGGTGACTCATTGCGAGCTAACTGGAATTGGTCTGCTCTTAGATTGAGACCACCAGTGAAGTCATCATAGCGTTCAACAACTACGTTGCTCATTGTCCAAGCGTTCCACCAAGCGTCTGCAACCAGCGACGCATAGTTGGATACTGACGACCAGCAGACATAACAACCGGACGTGCACTTGATGCCTTCATCAAGTCACGTCGTGCAAGACCAACACCTTCCTCGAATGAACGTAAATACATTGCAGCAAGTTCTGCGTCTTCTTGACGCTGGTACACACGTGACAATACAAAGTATGGCAATAATGCGTGAAACCACTCATCAATGTCTATTTCGTCATCTGGTGAATCCAACCAATCGTAAGTTGGATTACGATAAACACGAACAGTAATTGGATAAGCATCGTCTGGTTTAGGCCAGAAATGAATCTTATCTTCCCAGATAGAAAAGAAATATGGACGACTTGGAGTGTCCATATTTCCAAGCCAAATCTCCTCTGCATCGTCATAAGCAATCAATGTCATTCTGCTACCAGAAAGACTTGTGTCGACCACAGAGATGATTTCTCGAATATCCCCAATGTTTTCAATCACATAAGAGCGGGTTCCAGCAACAGTTGTCAAAGTAAAGCTTTTTTGTAACCAAGGCCAACGCCGTTCCAGCGTGTAAATGCGCTGAAACGCTTCACGGGCAAACTGGTCTACGACCGAGTTTGGCAAGTCTGCTTCATCTAAATCAACCATGGCTCGCACTTGGTCACGAAGTTGATTTAGTGTAATCATTTAGCAGCTCCTTGACTTCTTAGATGGCCTACACAAAAGTCTGTCCCTTTTGCCTTTGGCCCCTCACAAGTGTCTTCATTTGCAATACATCTATTGCGACCTATATACGGTCCACTTGCGGTAGCAATTTTTGCTCCATCAGTCGGAGCAAGACGGATACCAGATACTGGTTGTCCGTAATAAGAGTGAGCAGGTACAGCGTTTTTCATATACAACTAACCCACTTTGTTACATAAACCCCACCAGAGGAAGTCTGATGGGGTTATGCAGTGTTTTAGTTAACGTTGGCCAAAGCCTCGTGGGTAAACTTTACCCTTTTTGGCTGTTTGACCAGCATCAGACACTCGTTGGCCAAAGCTACGATTGTCCTTTTTCTTCTTTGGCTTAACTGGATACATCCCACGCTCTTTGCTGATGATGTACTGCTCTTGCATCTTTGGCTTAGCTGGCACTTGCTTTGCAGCACGACCAACACGAACTGGCTGGTCTCCACCAGTCGAGTTCTTCTTAGGTGCAGGCTTAGGCGCTGGCTTTTTTGGAGCCGGTTTCTTTGGAGCCTTCTTCTTCGGCTTCTTCTTGCGACGACCGCTTGGAAGTGTTGGGTTATACCCACGACCTGCGGTTTCTTCTGCTGGGTCCATTGGCATGGTGTCCTCTTTCTTTTCTTGAAGTTAATACTGAAAGAAAGGGGGATGGCTTACGGGGAAGTTGGGCCATCCCCCCAGTTCTCAAATTAAGCAGTCTTAGCGGTGAGCTTACCCTGCTTAGCAGCGTTACGGCAGGTCAAGTTGCCGTAGCACATGATAAGTGCATAACGAGCGTCCAAGTTTTCTGGACGAACGAAATCGGTCTGTGAGAACCACTTACCAGAGTGACCAACAAGGGTCAGGTACTTGCTGTTCAAGAAGTACACGGTACCAGCGGTGCAATGTACGTCGTAGGTTACAGGAGCAGCCTTGAACAACAGGTTCTGGAAACCAGCATCTGCCGTCTTGGTGTCGGTGTAACGCAACTGTGGTTGCAACAATGACTCATACTTTTCGAACAAAGTCTGGGTCGTAAGCACCATGTCTGGGTGGTCGTTACCAACAGACACGCTGTTGTAAGCCGTTGCCATTTGTGCGAGGGTCAAAGCACCTGCGGTGTTTTCCTCGTACGAACGCCAGAACTCGTTGCCTGCAGTTGCACGGTTGATACCGCCAACGGTTCCTGAAGCCTCAACGAGGTTTCCAAGACCGTTCCAGTCCTTACCGCTGTTGCCGGTTCCGTCTGCAAAGAACATCTGGTTAAACGATTCACGCATTGACTCTTCAGCCTGCATAATTTTCGCTTCGAGCAAGTTGATGATTTCCTGCTCGCCATTGTTCTTGGCTTCTTCAATACCGCTGATTGCGATGGATGCAGCGTACTGCTTCCATTCGTACTCAGCAGCAGAAATGCCTTCTTGTGCTGTCAACGAAATGGTGTCGTAACCTGAGTACGATGCCACGGTTGAGTTCTTGCCGTAGATGAGAGGTTCGATGATTTTCGTACCGCCGTTAAGCATACGAATACGACCCTTATCCATGAGGTGGTAGGTGAGTGGACGTGCAGTGAACACGTTGTCGGTCAACTGGCTGCGGTAGTTAGCAAGCGTAGTTGAGAGCAACGCATCAAAGTTAGCATTTGCTGCCATGATGATTTCTCCTTAAGTTAGTGCTAGCCGTTCATCTGCCGTTTAGCGGCTTCAAAAGCGTCTCGCAATGATGTGATTGGTTTTGCCGATACATCAGCACTTACCGATGATGCTCCACCGCTTACAACTCCTGAGTTCCGTTTGGCTTGTGTAATCTGTTCAGTTTCCTGAGCTTTCTTAGCACGTATTTGCCGAATTGCTTGAGCGTCTTCGTAAATACTATCAAACTTCATTTGTTTGTAAACTGCTTCCAAATCGGTTGAGCCAATGGCTAACGCCTTTGCCACAACCTCATTTGCATCAAAGTCAGCACCGTACCGACCTTGCAACGTCGCAACAGTTCTGTCCAACTCCTCCATTGCCTTTTGTTGTTCAAAGGCTTGGACTCGTTGTTCCAACTGTCGGTACTGTTTTTCAACAGGGTCTAAATCCAGTTCTTCTTCTACAGAAGTTGTCTGGCTTAACCCATAATGCTTACTCAAAAGTTCCAAAGTTTTTTCTGGGTCAGTCTGCAAGGCTTCTTGCAAAGCTGCTCCAAATTGAACTTGACGTCGTTGCTCGCTGAGTTCTTGAGTCTTGCGGGTGTAATCCGCTTGACGTTGATAACCAGAAAGCGCCTCTTTGAGTGGAACTCTTACGTCTTCACCGTTGACTTGCACGGAGACATACTTGTCACCAAACTCATCAACAGGAAGCAGTTCAATTTCCGCTTCACTGAGGTTTTCAACTACATCCGTAACTTCTTGTGGTTGTCCCGAAGTTTCTACTTCTGGGGCCAAATCGGTTATGACTTCATTGCTATGTACTTCACTCATTACTTGAGTCCTCCAAGGGTTGCTCTATATCTAGTGATTGTTCGTTACATCCCCGGTGGGGGTGCTCCTCCACCTTGCATGAGTTGCATGAGTAACTCTGGTGGAAGACCTGCTAATTCAGGGGGCAAACCTTGCGGTGGCATTCCCTGTTGTGGCATGCCCTGAGGTGGCATTGGTGGCATACCCTGTGGTGGCATCATTTCTGCTTGTGGACCCTCCATCATCTCTGGTCCACCCATTGGTTCTTCTGGACCAACTGGTTCTGGAGGGGGCGGTGGTCCCTGAATAAACATTGAAGGTTGTTTTACACCAAAACCATATTGCAGAACATATTCTGCAAGTTTTTGGATGTTAATAATCCCACTCTGGATAAACGGTGCCATGGCGTCCATAATCTGCATTGCAGATTGACGCCTAAATGATTCGTTCATTGGCTGTGTTGAACCACCTTCAACTTCAAAGTCAAATTCACCCTGAATATAGTCACGGTCAAAACGAACCCAAGCACGTTTTTCACCAGCACTCATAATTCGAATAGCTTGCTCACCAGTCATGTACTGTTGAGCAAGCATTACCAAACGTCGACCACAGTCAGCAATGGTGCGCTCAATTGCAGCCAATTTATCTGATGCACGTGCGTTGGCCGCATCCTGAACAATGCCCGCTTCTGTAGCCGTACGACGGATTTCTGGAAGTGTTCCACGCTGATATTCAGAAACACCAGATACCTGATTGATATCGCTCGATATCAATTCAGACTGGTTGTAGAACTCTGGAGGACTCATTACAGCCGGCATCGGCGCAATGACTCCACTCAATGCTTCTTCTGCAATAACAGGAACAAGTACGTTGTCTTCGTCGCTTTCAAGTGCCGAACGACCGTCAACATCAAATGCTGATTCCTTGTACAACCACTTACGTGAGAACCTCTTACGATGGTTCATCATCTGTGTACGTGTTTGGTTGAGTTCCATTTGCAATGGTTCAATTGCTTCCAATTCTCCCATCGGATAGAAATGGTCTGGAACGTCGTAGTTGCGGAGCATTACAAATGGATGCCCAAAAGCAAATGGCATCTTGGTTGGATTCACCAAGAATTTATCGCCACCATCGCAGAATACAGAAACAGTACCACGGTCAATGTCGTAATATTCCCAAATCTCGACATATGAATCTTCTGCATTCTCTGTTCGTCGTGGTCGAACATCTCCACGCCAATCATCAGAACTCCATTTAGAATAATGCGATGGTGCCGCCTCTTGGCGAGCACCAGCATTATATCGTTTGTCTTTTTTAACTTCACTCAATGGTCGGCGTATACGCTGAGCAATCCAACGAATATCCGACATTGATGTTGCATCAGCATCAACAAAAACATCGAACGATGAAACTCGTTCAACAAATGGACGGTCTTCAGTAATAATCAATTCAGATTCTGTAATTGATTCTGGAGTAGCAAGTTCATCAGCATTGTCGTATTCGCCTTCTTGCGTCTCAATAAAACGATAACCAGTTTTTAACCAACCATGACCAACAATTAACATGTCTTTGACTGCACGGCGGAATTCACGTTGGCATTCAAAATGCCTCCACCAATAGTTAACAATTTCTTCAGTGATGATTGCTCGTGGAGCATCATCAACATTCTTTGCGTTAACAACAATCTTTGGGTAGTTCACCGAAACACTTGGTGAAATTACGTTGATTGTTGCAAAAGCCATGTTTACCAACAAACGGTCTTCTTCAGAAACCATTTTGTAATGTTTTCCACGGTACATGTCAATCATGCGACGCCATAAGTCGTCGTAGTTTTCTTCACGCCTCCAACGGCGTGATTGCTCAATTTTGTTTCTGTACTTGGTGATTAGTTCACTATTTGAAGTACGAGCCATTAGTCTTCCTTCTGCCCTTCATGCCAACCAATATGGTGGTCAAGTTTGCTGCCTATTTTGTCAACTTTGTTGCCAATCGTCCTCAGAAGGATTCTTCCTTCAGCGTGTTGTTCGGTGTTCTCTTTGCGTAGTTTCTGTAGTACCACGACCAGCGGACCTGTGATAATCGCTGCCGCCAAAGGAACCCAAATTGACTCCACCGCATTACATCCAATTCGTCACAGGCTCGGCGTTAATACCTTTAGCCGCTGCATCTGCAACGGTTTGACGCTGACGTTCAGCAATCGTTGGACCATGAAAATCTTCTTTTCCATGAGTGAATCCAAGACGAATTGTTTTGACATGGCATTTGAAACAAACCGAACCCCTTCTAGGGAGTTCGTCTGACTCAAAGGTCGATAAACAGGTCAAACAGCGAAATTCTTTCATAACTAGTGAGCAAACCGTTACTCTCGGTAGTTATACGAACCAATCGCCGCCTCTTTTTGCACTGGTTCACGAATAATGTACCTTTCCCACCATTCAAAAGAGTTTTTCAAAGGCTCTTTGTCCTGACGGTATTCCGGTAACCAGACATACTTCAGCATCTGGTTGGTAATGGCTAAAGACATAACACGGTCGTCATGGGGTGAACCATGCATCTTCCCGTTTGCCTCACGCACGAATGTGCGTAATTCGGCAACGGTTTCCTTGTCATAAATCCACAGAGCCTCGTCTCGAATGGCTCCGTTCAGTTCGTCAATAGCCAATGGCTTGGAGACCGAAGTCGTTCTCCAACCCATTGTTTCCGTGATGCTTGGAGTTCTTTGACCAAGCTTTCTAGAACGATAAATGTTTCTGTAACCAGTTCTCTGTAAGGCTTTGATTGTTGTTAGACCGTGGTTGTTCGACTCAATCCCAATGAGTGCATAGTTATAAAAATGTCCAATTGCCCTGAGCACCTCTTCGCCAAACAAGTCTGCGTCAACGTGGCCATGCCAATGAGCAACCAGTAATCCGGTGCTTGCTGAAATTACATGCGCTGAACTGTAGTCGCCATGACCTAGCCCTTCGGCTACGTCGGCTCCAACTACGTAAACCTCATTCTGGTCTGGAAATTCATAAATAGCAAATTCCCCACCGTCGTCCACAAAATCCCAACTGTTTACCCCGTTGTGTTTCAGGTAACCACGTTCCGGTTCAATAGATTCCAGAACCCTGAGTTTTTCCAAGTCAAAGACTGGACGACCAGAACGAATAAACGCTTCTTCTGGGTCGCTTGGATATTCCTGTGCCAACTGCCAATCTGGCAAGTCTCGTTTCTTGGCTTCGTACCATTCCTCGTCACGGTCTCCAGCAGACCATGGGAAAAAGATTCCAGTGAATCGGTTTGTGGCCGTCTGAGACCCAACCCATAACTGATGAAATATGTTGCCTTCTCCGTTGGCTGTACTCAGACAGATAACACGACCACCCACATCGGCAATAGGTTCGATAGATGCCCACGCTTCTTCAGCGTTGGGCAAGAACGCCATTTCGTCGATGATTACTCGGTATACCGATTCACCACGAGCAGGGTCATTACCTGATGGCAAAGACTCAATTGCTGAGTCGTTTGCAAACACCATTTTCAACTGGTTATCAGATTGCAATTCTGGTCCACGGATTTTCATCCATTGCGGCAACATCTTGTAGCCATACTTGGTTTTTTGCAAAAGCTTTGATGCTTCTCGTTCTGTTCTACTGAGCATGACCGTGAAACGGTCTGACCAAAAGAATGTTTCCCAAAACACGAAAGCCGCAGCCAGAGTGGAGAATCCAATCTGTCGTGCTTTCAGCACAATGCTATATCGTGAGTCAATCCAAACCTCAACAGTTTTCTGTTGGGCTTCACGTAATTCAAATTTAATTCGACCCCGTTCAGGGTGACGAATCATCCAGTGTGTTGAACAAAAATGGCTAAATGCCTCCACGAGCTCTGCCGTGGAAGCATTCTCTGGACCTTTGCACTTACGCCATTCCTTCTCGTTGAGAAGGTCGGTTAGTTCCATTATTCCTCTTCAGGTACCTCGGTAAACAATGCCTCATCTGTCTTAGCGTTCTCCGCACGTTGTGCGTATTCGCCAAGACCAAGTGCGCTAAGCACAAATGCAATTGCCGGCTCCGTAGGAGCATCAGGAACAACAAAGGCTACAAGTAATGCAACAGCAGATGAAACAAATGCTGCAACTCGTACTGGGTTGTTGTAGATAAAGTCTTTTACTTTTTGCATAATCACCACTTTCCTAAGGGGCATGTTGCTTCGAGAAGTTTTACCTTTCCGGGCATTACACATCCACATTGTTTACATTGTTTTGTTACATCCGTTAATTCTGGGCAATCTAGACAAGTTGCATATCGAAATTGCGCAACATCTGCTTCGGCTCTTGGAACTTCTGGATTTAACAAATCCCAAGGACGTGTTGTACCTAGCTTCTTTTTGTATTCTTGCCAAGGACTCATTCAGTAGGTGCACTAAAAACTCCATCTTGGAATTTCCAGCCCATAGAAACAATCCCACTAAGTTCTTTTGGAACTTGAACAACAGTTGGATTTGAACCAAAAACAGCAGTCATCTGCTCAAGTTCTTCGTACAACATGTGCATCCATACAACTTCACCATCAATAATAAATGCAAAGAAGTTGTGAGGCTTGCTTAGGTCTGGGCCAATTTGTTCTGACATGATTCTCCTTAAGGACAGGTATATCCAGTTGTTAGACAGTACCAACCACCATTGTATGAAATATATCCACCAGATACAACGGTTGAACCGCTGACACATGGGTCAGGTGAAACCTGAACATGAACCGTATCGTAAGCTGGGTTCTGACCAGCACCACACGGAATAATACCGCAAGTACCCAAGTTACCACCGTTAATCGTTGTGTAACTATATCCAGTATTCGAACACGCAGTAAGCGAAGTTCCAATACGTGTAGCTGTCGCAGAATTGTCAAATCCAGCACGTGTCGCATAAACACTAACTGTGGCCGAAGAAGCATTTCCTAGACCAGTAACAGTTACGGTTGCAGTAGACCTAGAAACAGAACCAGCAGTTGTGCTCAATACGTAAGTATTAGCAGCATTGTAATTAGTTATTGTAAACGAAAAACTCTGTGCACCAGAAGATGCCGAACTCAACGCAGGAGTTGGTAATTGTTCGCTACCACCAATTGCACCAAGTATTTGCACGGTTATACCGCTAGGTTGCCGACAACCACCCATTGGTTGGCTGCAACTTTAACTGCCGTAGCCATTGCATATTGACCATTGGTTTTTAGTTTTCCACCTTGAGAAACAACTGAGGTTGTTCCCGGTGAAACAGCAGCGATTGTCACTTGACCAAGACCTAGTTGCAAAATATTGATTTGGTCTCCAATTGCAAAAGCCACAGTTGCATCAGTTGGAATATTGAAATTCAAAGCTGACCCATTGTTCATGGTAACAATTTTTTGTGCATCAGTTAAAACTGCTGTATAGGAAACAATCTGTGGATTAAGACTAATTTCTTTTAGTTCTGCAGAACCAACAGCACGGTCAGCAATCTTTGATTGCGTGACCGCATTGTCTGCAATTTTTCCTTCTGTTACTGCAAGACCAGCAATTTTTAGTTCAGTAACTGAACTCGTAGCAAGTTTTGTTTCAGTAATTGCAGAAGAATCAATTCCAGTTCCATCCTGTAGTGCGTCCACAAACAGTTTCACCTGCTGGAAATTTGCGTTCACCTCAGACGCTTCTGCTATTGCGTCGTTTACAAACGAATGTGGGATAGTTAAAGCCATACCTAAAGGAGGAATCGTTACTTAAAAAGTAACTGTTCCAGTACCAGCAGTAAAAGTGTACACCCTATAGCCAGTACGACTTGTAGTGCTGACAGAGTATGTGAGTCCTGCGCTAATTGTTGTTATGGCTGGATATGTATCTGGATATGCAAGAATTACTACGCCAGTTGCTCCACCAGTTCCAGCAAATGTAGAACCCATGTAGTAACTTCCACCTCCACCTCCACCACCTGTATTTGGCGTTGGATTTGTGTAACGGTTTCCACCACCACCTATGCCACCAGCACCTTCACCACCATATTCAATGAAACAACCTGCACCACCTCCACCACCACGGTAGGTTGATGTTCCAGTAATACTTGATGCTAAACCTGCACCACCACTACCACCGCTGGCTCCACTGTTGTTTGCTCCAACGGCTCCAGCTCCACCACCGCCGCCTCCTGCTCGCCAAGATGCGCCGTTCCAGTTACCTTGACCACCTGCATAACCCTCTACTGGCGTGTAACCTCCAGCGTTTCCAGCTCCACCGTTGTACCCTCCACCAAAACCACCACCACCAGAACCACCAGAAATACCTGTAGTTGAACCACCACCACCACCACCTGATGCAGTTATGGTTGCAAACACGGAACTAGTACCACTTCCACCAGCGCTAGATGAACCACCACTTGCACCACCGGTACCAATGGTAACTGTATATGCAGTGGATTTAAGTAAATTCAAACTACTAGTTCGATATCCACCGGCACCACCGCCACCACCACCATATACGGGACCTCCACCGCCACCACCACCGATAACTAAATACTCAACCGGTATTGGCATAACTGGCCAGTTGTCACCTCGAACAGCACGACGTTGATGTTTAAGCGACCACTTACCACTCGCTCCGCTAGATGATGGAAAATCAGCCATTACTTACTTTGTTAAAGCAGCAATTTCTTCTACAGACAAACCCAATGCAGCAAGTTTTGCTTCAGCGGAAGCTTTTGCTTCAGCTTTTGCTATCTCCGCTGCTTCACGTTGTGCTACTTCGGCAGCCCATGCTGCCGCATCAGCATCACGCTGAGCAACTTCCTCTGCAGTGAGTTCTACTTCTGAAACAACACCTGTTTCACAGTCAATAATTATTTTTGTTGGCATATTATTCTCCTAGTTTTTTACTATTCCATAAAGCGATGCTGACGAATACTGCTTCCACACACCACGACCACCGGCAGTTGGAATCTGAATAGATGTAATTGCAGCGGTACTAGACCACAAACCAGCAGTCAAATCTGCATAAGCAGTAGTTGCATTATTTTCCGAAACAGAATCACTACTAAGTGATTTAAAGTTTGCTGTTGTATAATTTGGAAAATAAATAATTGTATTTCCAAAAACATTGGCAGTTGCTGAATCAGCAGTCATTGTTCCAGCATGGTCGGAAACACTAGTTGCAGCGGCACTAACTCCATTTCCATAAACAAATCTACCAGACCTATTTGTGACCACACCATTAAAATATAAATACAAGTCATCACCAGCAGCTGCATATGTACTTCGTGCGCTAAGAGTTAAAACCAAATCTGTATATGTTTGCGGAATAGCGGTAAACTCAATTGTTGCCGCACCACCAGCAGCAGTAACTGTAACTGTTTGAATATGTTGAAATGTATTAGCCATTATGCAGCCTTAATTCCATACAATGTAAATGTTGAACCAACATTGTAAGTATTTCCATTACTTGTCATAATATTAATTGAAGTAATAGCCGCAGGATTGCGAAATAAACCAACAGATGTTCCAGCACAGTTCATTTCAATAGTATTTACTCGTGAAATAAATGATTTATTTGTTGTTGTGTTTGAGTAGTTTTGAAAATGGGTTATAGCATTTTGTCCAAGACCAGTACCCCAACTAGCGTTATACCCAATTCTGCACCAAGTTTCACTTGTATATCTGAATGATGTTGCACTTGTTATACCTTCAAGAAAAGTTGAAGAATAATTAGCACCATTGTTTCCATTTAACCTATAACCAATGCCAGAGTTTGCAGCACAACCACCAACCATAACTAAAACTAGGTCTGTATATGTTTGTGGAATAGATGTAAAGAATATATCTGCTGCAGCAGTTGTTAATGTTTGTGTTGCAATTGGTTCATATGTTGCTGGCATAATTATCCCTTAATTCCATATAGTGCATAATGCGAATATTGAGCAGAACTAAAACCAAGATAAATTGAATCTATTGCTGCAGTTGAACGCCAGTTCCCAGACCACAAATCAGCAGAACCAGAACCGTTATAGTCACCACCAAGTAATATTTTTGCAGTCTTAAACTTATTAGTATCTTTATAATCAAGAATATCCATTACACCAACAGCAAATGTTGATGCTACACCTTGAATACCAGCAATCAAAATTGAGTTTGTTGATGTTGTATTTCCAGCAGTTGCACTAGAACCATTACCATCAATATAGTGCCAACTATAATTATTTCCAGTGTCACCATTAAATCTAATAATTGGATTGTATGAACCGCCAGAACTACGAGAAATCCAACGCAATTGCAGATGCTTATAACCTTGCGGTATTGAAGTAAATGTTTCAGATGCTGAACCAGCAACACCAACAGTTATTGTGGCAATAGACTCATAACTAGACAATATTGGCCAGTTCTGTCCTTGAATAGCACGAGAAACATCGGTCAAAGACCAAATATCACTAGCACTAGATTGCGAAGGAAATTGTGCCATTAACTAATTTCCTCGTAACTGCACACACCCTCAAGCTTTAAAGTTGTGCTACCAGTTAAACGCAATGAGTCACCTTCTTCGAGGTAAATTGATTTTGACAAAACATCAATCGTTGCGCCAGCAGGAACGACAAGCGAATAAGCCAAACGATAAGCTGTGGATGAACGATACAAGTCAAGGTTCATCGTGTAGTTTGATGTTCCATCAACGTTTGCTACAAGTAGACCATTGACTTTCAATACCTTGCCACTACCTGCCGAGTTTGAAACTATTGCTGTTGGCGATGCAGTAACAGCAAGCACAGCTGTCTTGCCAGTAATTGTCACTACTCCAACGATGTTTGGTGCTGCCATATTATCCTCCGAAAACTATTGCCATTGCTATTGCTTTGCCGGTACTTGCATACACTGTTGGAGTAACCCACTGTGTGTTGTAGTTTGTTCCGTCAACTTTTGATAAAACCTGACCAGCAGTACCACCAGTTGCAACACCGGGACCAGCAGGTCCCGTTGCACCAGTAGCACCTTGGGGTCCAGTTAAACCCGTTGGACCTTGAGGTCCAGTAGCACCTGTGGCTCCTGTCGCACCTGTGGCACCTGTTGCTCCAGTAGGACCAGTATCTCCTTGGATACCTTGCGGGCCTTGTGGTCCCGCAGGTCCAGTTGCTCCCGTTGCTCCAGTTGGTCCAGTTGCACCCGTAAGACCGATGGGTCCTTGCGGACCTTGTGCGCCCACAGCACCACTGAGGTTAACAACCCAACTTGAATACGTTCCAGAACCTTCAATGTCTGTAACTGTTGCAACCATTGCGCCAGTTGATGAGTTGTATGAATCAATTTCAGCGTGAATGTGGTTTGACACATTGTATGAAATCAATACTGTTTGGTTAACGCTGTAAGAAAGTCCAGTCCCAATGGTGAGTGAAACGGATGCACCAATCGCAGGAATGGTAATCGAGCTTGTTGATGTTGTTTGATATTTATCACCAGCAAGACCTTGTACGCCCTGTGGACCTTGTGGCCCTGTGGGTCCTGTAGCGCCTGTTGCACCAACTGGCCCTTGTGGACCAACATCACCTTGAATACCTTGTGGTCCTTGAGGACCTGTAGCGCCAGTCGCACCAGTTGCGCCTGTCGCACCAGTAAGTCCAATCGGTCCAGTAGGACCAGTCAAACCAATTGGTCCCTGTGGACCTTGAATACCCTGAGCGCCAGTTGCGCCAGTAATACCCTGAATACCTTGTGGACCAGTTGCACCAGTCAAACCAATTGGGCCTTGTGCACCTGTAGCGCCCGTAGGTCCCGGAGGTCCCATCAAACCTGTAGCACCAGTTAGTCCAGTAGGACCTTGTGGGCCAGTGGGTCCAGTTGGACCAATATTGGCAGTACTGACTACGGTTACTGTGGCCGTACGAATAACACCGCTAACGGTGTCTCCACGAGTAAGAACGATTGAAGTCGTTGCCATTTAGCGAGTCACGTCCGCAAGTACGTTTACGGTTCCAGCAAGAATGGTCGAGACAACTCCAGCATTGGTTTCCTCAAAATCCCAATAATGTGTTCCAACACTTAGTGTTGCCGTCACAGCCGGCAAAATTGTGCACGTTACTTCGCCTGCGGCGGCGTTGGTAATTGTGCACGTAAAGGATGCGTCAATAACTGACGAATCCTTTGTGGTTCGTATTTGCGCACGATACGTGCGCCCAGTAATGTTGATTGGTGTTGTTCCATTACTTGTCATTGTTACGACCACAGATTCAGTGTCACCACGAGTGATTGTCAAGTTTTGTTTAGCAGGTACAGCCATTAGTCCTCTTTCAGCGGGAAAACAGCCATCTTAGGCTGATGATTATCGTCGATACCACAAGCAGGGCAAATCCAATGAGTAGCAACAGGGGGGTACTCCTCTCCACACTCTGGGCATTCGACCATGTTCATACGACCTTCAAATGATTTCGACTAGCTTTTTCACGTTCAGCAACTGCAGCAATCAACGAATCAAGTTCTTCGTCAGAAAGTTCCGCAGTCTTCCTATTAGACTGAACCGTTACCGTAGGCGGAGCCATACGGTTAGTCGCTTGTAGATACAACTGTGCCGACTTTGTATCGCCCTCTAAAGCTTTGCTGTACAAAGTATCGAGCAAACGTAGCGTACGTTCAGGTGAACCCTGAATTGAGTCAACAGAAGCCTTCCATTGCTCAACAAAAACATCCTTTTTCTCCCAACGACGTAACGTTGAGATGTTCACACCCAGATGTGCAGCCATTTTCTCCTTGGATGATGGCGTTCGTTCACTCGGTGCAGTGCACAACCACTCTAAATATTGTTGCTGTGCCGCTGTCAAGCTCAGTTCTTCGTTCTGTTTCATCTCTAATAAGCCATTTCGTTACAACATCGGTAACAAACTGCGCAAACTATATGGCATCAAAGAAAAAAGGACCGTGCTGGGATGGTTACATCCAAGTAGGAATGAAGAAATTGAACGGCAAGTCAGTACCCAACTGTGTACCTGCCCCCAAAAAGAAAGGCAAGACTCGTGGCCGCTAAAAAGAAAGCTCCAAAAACTGCAGCGTGGACTCGCAAAGAAGGAAAGAGCGCAACTGGTGGCTTGAACGCCAAAGGTGTAGCAAGCTACCGCAAAGAAAACCCCGGCTCCAAACTCAAGATGGCTGTCACCACCCCACCAAGCAAGTTGAAGAAGGGTTCCAAGTCCGCCAAACGACAAAAGTCGTTCTGTTCACGCATGTGTGGTATGCCCGGTCCAATGAAAGACTCGAAAGGTCGTCCGACTCGAAAGAACCTTGCTCTGGATAAATGGAACTGTTCCTGTGGAAACTAACCCACCACTGCTTGTGGTCGAACAAGCACTAGGGGTATAACTAGACAGTGTCATGTAACGACTTGGGGGGAGGGGTAGGGGGAG